TTAAGTGTGTTGTTCCGCATGTTCTGTCGTTTGTAAATTCATATGGGGCAATTTGGCCCTGCTCCGTTCGGACAGCGCCGGGGAGTCGAGTTCGTCGACGTAGATGCTCGAGAGATATTCGCGCGTCAGCGCGTCGTACCGTTTGTTCACCTTGTGCAAAGGCTGCATCGTGTAGGTGTTCTCGTACGACCAGAAAGCATTCGATGTCTCGTGGATGCCGCCCTCCAGCCGGATGACCAGATCGTACAGGCTCGGGCGGACATCGGGATTCCACTCGTAGGTGGTCCGGCTCGACTGGATGTCGCAGGTCACAAAGTCGGTCTTGGCAACCAACTCCCGCAGGGCGCGGCGATACATATAGGTATCCGCATGCGGAGCCACGCAAGCCGCCAGCAATTCGGGGCTTTTCATGGGAGGAACCCCGACTTCCGCCGCCTTGCGCAATGTGAGCAGAATCTTCACCGCCCACAAAATCTTAAGAGAGAGTGTCAACTTGTAATCTGTTTTAATACAACCGGTACACCATTCTCCCGAGTCCCATTACTGTAAATAATGGGTCTTGTTTACATAAAGCAATGACAGTCAGCTAAAAAAGACATATTTGAACACGATGCAGAGCCAAAAACCGGATTTTATGTCCGCAACCCGGTCCGAAAAATGAGATGGATATACAAAACACGAATAATCAGATTATTATCGAATTATTTGCATTTTTTTAATGTAAAATGTTTGGTTATAATCAGAAATAACCTTACCTTCGCAGACGATGGGAATTGTTTAAATAGCAATCATTTATGTCCCGAAGACACATTATTTACAGTAATGGGCCTTGTTTCCGTCATCCGCACCGTTTTTTCCTTGTATTCATTTGATCCGAATATCGCCTGAATCGGTCCGATCTTCACAGATTGATGATTTTCCGATTGGCTTTGTCGATGACGCTGCGGTCGAGCTGCGCAAGATAGATGCGCGTCGTCCGCTCGGAGGTATGCCCCATGCCGGCGCTGATCACCGTCAGCGGCGTGCCGCAGTCGCGGGCCAGCGTCGCCCACGAGTGCCGGGCCACGTAAAAGGTCAGCGGCTCGGAGATTCCCAGCAGCTCGCCGATTTTACGGATGAATTTGTTCAGCTCGCGCTGCTGCTGACGATAGGCGCGGTAGCTGTCGTCGGCGGTCAGGACGGGCAGCACGTAGGGAGAATCGCTGTCGTAACGGTCGATGATTTTTTGCAGGGGCGCTTCGACGCGCAGGGAGAGCGTCTGGCCTGTTTTTTTTGCGCCGGTAGGTCAGCACTCCGTCACGGACATCGCTTTTGCGCAGGTAGATCATGTCGACGAACGACATGCCCCGGGTGTAGAAACTGAACATGAAAAGATCGCGCGCCAGCGCATATTTGGGATGCAAGGCCGAGAGGTCGGCACCGCCGATCCGCCGGAGCGTCTCGCGCGGCAGGGCGCGCTTGCGGGTCGCCACCTGTTTGATGAGCCTGCGGCGAAAAGGATTGCTGCCCGCAGCGGGGAAAAGCCCCTGTTCGACGGCCCGGTTGTAAACGGCCCGCAGGGAGCGCATGTGGAATACGACGGAATTGGTCCCGAGACCCCGCGCCAGAAGCCACCGCTCGTAATGTTCGAGCCATTCGGCGGTGAACTGTTCCGGAGGCAGCTTGCCTCCGCCCACATACCGGACGAGCATACGGTAGGCCATCCGGTAGTTTGCGGTCGAACCGTTCCGCCCCGTCCGTTCGCACTCCCCGACGTGGCGCGCGAAACAGGAGATAAAATCAGGGAGGGTTTTGTTGCGGGTCGCGCCCGCAAATACGGCCTGCCCCATGTAAGCAAGGCAGGACATGCCGGTTAAATCTGGTAAGTGCATCATAGAATAAAATTTAGTGAAACTGCGTTGCAAGATAGGAAGCCGCAAATCAAAGACCGCCTGAAGTCACCTAAAGATTCGCAGAAACGGCGGAAGGCCCGACCTCCGGGCACAGTTTCGAGAGCCGAAAGGAGCATAGGAGGGTCCGGCCATGCGCTTGCAGAGGAAGCATGACGTACAAAACAGAGGAAAACGGGAACAGCGCACGACGCGGAACAAGAATACGGTTATTCACGGAGTCGGGATCGCCGCCATCCGGAACCGAAGGACGACATGGCGGGGCACATGCCGCTCACCAACGGCGCAACAGCCGCAAAGGAAACCGGATACCGTGTCGGGAAGAGCAAGAAAAACCCGGAAATGGCGATGGATGCAGCCGACACGTCTGCCGGGCGATCGCCGAAGCGGCGGGCGGCGAAGTCGGATTCCCGTCCGAACCGGATGCGGCCGGCAGGAAAACGAAAGTCCCCATCCGCAATGCCATCCGGCATTTTTCACGCCTCATGCACACCCCGGCAAAAGCAAAACGTCGCCTGATCAATTGACCAAGCGACGTTTTCAGTACCCGGAGCCGGTTTTGAATAGTCCAAAACTACGCAAACATAACAAATTGAAAATAAATCATAATAGATTGCATATCAATGTATAAAGATTGACTTTGTTTGTACCTAATTGGAGGCAATTTTAGCTGTTTTTCAAAAATGCGGACAAATTGCGGACACGGAAACTTGTTTGTGTCCACAGGGTATATTACCTTTGCAACAAAGAAATTCAGGCTATGGCACAGACGAACTACTACATCGGCAAGACGGCCAACAGCGCCGGAGAATCGGAAATCAACCTGCGGCTCTACGTTTCGCGCGACATTCGTATTCGTATCGGCTCCGGAATATGGATCGACCGCAAACGCTGGGGTAAGAAAAACGACATCAATATCCCGCTAATTCAGGGAGAAGAACGGGAACAACTTTTGGGAAAGCGTTCCCGACTAAAAGCCTTGACCGACCTGCTGGAGCGGGAGATCAACACCGCACCCGACAAATCCGCCATCACCCGCGAATATCTCCAAAGCCTCGTTAAACGGTTCCATAAGCCAACGAAAGCAAAAAAGGAGTACGAAAAGACCTTTTTCGATGTGATAGACATTTACCTCGCCGCACATAAACTGTCCGACAACCGGCTGAAAAATTTCAAGGTGCTGGTGCGCTGCCTGCACCGCTTTGAGTTATACAAGAAAGCGGAAGAAAGCCGGGGATTTATCCTTTCATTTGCCAACCTCACCCCGGAAATACTGCGCCAACTCGAAACTTTCTTGCTGGATGAAAAGGCTGTATTTTTACATCACCCGGAAATTTACGAGAAATATCCCTACTCGGCGAAAGTCGCGCTTAAAACCCCGAAGCGAAAACGTCCGCCCGTGCTCGACGAAAACGGCGAAGAAATACCAAAAGGAATGCCCAAACCGCGCGGATTGAATACAGTCGCCGACATGCTTACCCGTTTCCGGGCGTTCGTCCTGTGGGCTATCGACAACGGACATACGACGAACAATCCTTTCAAACATTTCACCATCGGCGAAATCGTCTATGGAACGCCTATCTACATAACCAATGAAGAGAGGACTCAACTGTTCGAAGCCGATTTATCCGTCAATAAAGAGGTCGAGATACAGCGGGATATTTTTATCTTCCACTGCTTCATCGGATGCCGCGTCAGCGATTTGTTCAAAATGACCTACCAGAATATTATCGGTGATTCGATAGAATATATCCAAAGAAAGACGAAAGAGGATCGCCCGATAACCGTTCGCGTTCCGCTGAGCAAAACGGCTATTGCGTTGATTGACAAATACCGTGAGGAAGGGCGCGAAAGTCTGTTTCCTTTTTCCACGGAACAGCATTATAACCGCAAGATCAAGGAAGCGTTCCGGCTTGCCGGACTGGATCGCATTGTAACCGTACCCGACCAGCGGACACGCGCGGAGGTGCATAAACCGATATACGAGATCGCATCGTCGCACATGGCTCGCCGCACATTTATCGGAAACATTTATAAAAAGGTTAAAGACCCGAACATGGTAAGTGCATTGAGCGGCCATAAGGAAGGTAGCAAGGCGTTCGCCCGTTATCGAACCATCGACGATGAGATGAAGAAGGAGATGATCGGATTCTTGGAATAGATGCAATTTTTACCTCTAAATTAGGTTTAGAGGTAAAACATTCTCGATAATCCCGACATCCTTATCAATTAGGTATAGAGTGAAGCGGTAACCCCCTCGAAATCGAGGGATTTGTACAGCAAAAGAACGAGAAATGATCGGATTATCGAAATAGAAATAAATAGCACGATGAGATAACAACACAGCGTAGTTCCGCTTCAGTGAGTTTATTCAATGTTTAAATGAAAAAAATATGTCGATTTTTTTGTATATCAAAAATAAGGCATTACATTTGTATAACAAAGTAAAACAAGTTAAACCAATAGATAACGACAATGGAAACGGGGATGGAAAAAAAACAAACAGCGTTCAGGCTCAACGCAAATTTGTTGGAAAGACTGAAAGAACAGGCGAAACGGGCGAATCGCAGCCTCAGTAATTATGTGGAATGTATCCTGATGGACAGCGTTTATAACGAACCGAATGAAACTACCATAACAGCAATAAAGGAAGCGCGTTCGGGTAAACATGCCGGAGTGGTCGATATTAGCAGTACGGAAGCCTTCATAAAATCTTGCGAGGAATGAAGATCATACGTCAAAGTACCCAATACAAAAAGGATTTTAAAAGGTATCGAAACCAGCCTAAAAAGCTGGAAAAATTACTTGGAGTTTTAAGGTTGCTTGCAAACGACGAAGAATTGCCGGCTGAATTGAAAGCGCATAAACTGATAGGAGAATATAATGACTGCATGGAATGCCATATAGAGGGAGATTTCCTATTGATATGGTATGACGAGGAAGAAGATATAATAACGTTACTTAGGATCGGCAGCCATTCGGAGCTCTTCAAATAGTCCTTTTGTCATTTTGGCGTCACTTGATACCTGAATAGATGGATTTCCGCAAGTTCGACAGTTATGTGATTCTGCTGGCGATAGTTGTTGTCGCGGGGCTTCTCGTGTCTATGGTCGCGCGGTTCGTGATATTGGCCAAAGGTGCGGATACGGGTACGGCGAATCTCGTCTTTCTGATCGTGCTGGGTATTTGCGCGATATTCTATCTGACCATTATAGCGGCATCTTCCAGCGTGGCTGATTTCATCATCCGGGTATTCACGCCGCATATGGCCCGGAAGAAACGCCGCGAAGCGGAAGCAGAACCCGCCGAACCTGTTGCCGAACAGTCCGCCCCGGACATCGAACGGATCAAGCAGGAAGCCGACAAGCGGCTGGCAGAACAACAGCGGGAAAAAATCGCATTGTTCCAACGCTACAGCCAGCTAACCGTAGGCCCGTACATAACGCCGGACGAACTGGCCCGGCTCAGTTGCTACATCGACACCTATGCCCTGAACCAGCCCTGCCCGGCAGAACTCGCACCCATCCATCCACAAAAACTTAAAAATGTCGATCTATTCCATTTCGGGTGGAACATGGCCCATTATTTCGGACAGCCGAAACAGGAGGTCGTGCCGTGGCTGAAAACCGTATTCGCACCGCTTGCCGAGTTGGAGGATTCTTACATCAAGGGCAAACTCTATTCACCACAGACACGTCAATTCACCATTCCCAACATCGACGACATTCCCGGCTATATGGCCGAACACGACAGCTGATTTTCCCCTCAAAAAGATATTTCAGGGAGATTTTAAGGAGATAGCGAGTGTTTTTGCTCTCCGAAAAATCTCCCTTTTTATTTGCCCCGGTTCCGATTGGACGGAACGAACGAATCCAAGTTTAATCTAAAAATTTCGATTATGAGTTTAAGGGATTTATTGGAGTCGGGGGCAAACGTCAGCGTTACTGTTACTCTCGACGATTTGAAGGCGATTCTCAAGGAAGCGGCCAAAGGAATAAAACAGACCGCAGAAGAGACACCCACAGAAGAATTTCTATCGCGCAAAGAGGTGCTGGCGCTTCTGAAGATCGACTCTTCCACGCTTTGGTGCTGGGAAAAGACAGGATACATTAAATCCTACCCGTTCGGCGGGCGGAAACGCTACATGCATAAGGACGTGGAGGCGATACGCACTGGCAGGAAAGGAGGTAGCCATGCCCGCTAAAACAGTGAAAAGAGAAAGCCCCTATCTGCGCGTGGGAACGACCATCTACAAGCGGGTCCGGCAGCCGTTGAGCAGCGGCCGGAGCGTCGAGACGCTCATCCCGTGGAATGTCGAGACCTTGCGTCAGGACTACGGGAAAAGCTATCTGGCCCGCATTCCGAAATACGACGGCTTCTGCACGGTTCCTGACCACACGAACTACCGCCGGGAGATCGACGGTTTCCTGAACCGTTACGAGCCGATTCCTTTTCAGCCCGTCGATAGTATCTTTCCGCACATCCACGATTTTCTCGCCCATATCTTCGGCGAGCAGGTCGAACTGGGCTACGACTATCTGCAACTGCTCTACCTGCGCCCCTTGCAACGGCTGCCGGTATTGTTGCTGGTGTCGGATGAACGCAATACGGGAAAGACAACCTTCCTCAATTTCTTAAAGTCGATCTTCGGCGGAAACGTTACCTTCAATACCAACGAAGATTTCCGCTCGCAGTTCAACGACGACTGGACGGGCAAACTGCTGATCTGCGTGGACGAGGTGCTGCTCAACCGCCGCGAGGATTCAGAGCGAATCAAGAACCTATCGACCGCTCGCAGCTACAAGGCTGAGGCGAAAGGCCGCGACCGCCGGGAGGTGGAGTTTTTCGGCAAGTTCGTCCTCTGCTCCAACAACGAGCGCAATCCCGTCC